CTTGGCCGATGGCGTAAATGGCCTGTGCGTCGTCGTTCCACACGCGCACGCGCACCACGATGCTGTCAGTATCAGGGACGGCTGTGAGGTTGTTTTCCGGCGCACCGCCCATCACGTCCCATGTGACATAAGGCACTGTGACCCGCTGCGGCGCGTAGCCGTGCGGATAGATGCGCTCATCCACATAGCCGGCCACCGTTGACGACGCGGAGAGCAGCTCAAAAACCGGCGGATACATCAGGTTCGTGCCCCGTTTCGCTTGGCCAACTTCTTCACTGCCCGATCAATTGCGCGAGGCAACTCCGTGGCAAACACCTGCAGCGCCTCGCCCTTTTTCGCCTCGAACGCCGGGCGCATCCAGGGCATCGCCCTTCTGCGTTCGGTCCCCGCCTCCAGCATGAACAGCACGTCGTTGGTTTTCAGGTCCGCCCCCTTGCGGCCCTTGCGCTGGATGGTCCGGTTTGGGTAGCGCTGCGACCTGACGGAGACAATGAATGCCTCGCCCCGCTGCTTGTTCAGCGGGCGCACGCGCTTGATGCGGATCGATTTTTTTGCCAGGCCGGTTGAAACGAAACGTCCATCGACGTTCGGCGTATCGACGATCTCCTGCACATTGGCCATCGCCTGCTTCTGGATGATCACCGCGCCACGCCTAAGTGCGGCGCGTACCGGCCCGCCGTTCTTGCTTACGACTTCTGCCGGCAGTTCGCGCAGCGTTTTCAGCACGCTTTCGAGGCCTTCGATGCGAACAAGGTCAGTTGCCATACTGATACACCTCCGCATCAGCGCCAACCCATGAACGCAACACCGCCCCGTCAGGGTCTGGCTTGCCAGCAAACCGCGCATCGTGTCCCATGCCAATGCCTCCCCGGCCCGGCAATCCCTTGATCCCCACCACGCGACGACCACCAAACACCCGCCGCGAGTGATGCCGCCGCCACAGCTCCAAATCGATGAACGTGCGCCTGCCCTCGCAGGCCCGCCTCAGCGTCTCGACCGCATGACCACGCACCGCCGTCGCGCACAAGCTCGCGTGCGCGCCGTTCTGCAACTGCCGCGCAACCCGCCTAGCCACGTTGTAGTACCTCGCCGGCGCCTCGCCCACGCACTCGGCCGACCGGATCTCCCGCGCACACGTGTCTAGCCAGTCCGGCGCGTACCAGTCGTCGTCCTCGATCACCACCACAGGATGCTGAGGCGTCACCAGCCGCAAAAGGTGCATCATGTTGCGCGCCTGCGTGTTCTCCGGCATCGGCGCCAACCGATGCACCCGCACGTCCCACCCGTCCCGCGCGAAGGCTGCGGAGAGCGGCAGCACGCCATCATCAACCACGTGCCACACAACCGGCCCGGCATACGTCTGCCGAGCCATCCAGCGCTCGCACAGCGCCCACGCACGAGGCCTGTCACCCGTCGGGGTGATCAACTGCATCATGCCCGCGCGACCGCAAAAACGTGCACCGGGCACCGACGATGCACAAACCCCGCCTCGCCGTGATCGTTCAGGTGGAAATCCACCCCGCCTGCCGCCGCCGTGGCAATCTCGGAGAAGCCAGCGTCCGCCAACAGCCCCACCAACCCCGACCCAGTGAACCGCCAAAAATCGTCCGGGAAGCCGTGGATCGGAAACGCCGTCAGCGTGGTGACGATCAACCACCCGCCAGGCTGCATCACCCTGCGAACCTCCGGCAACGCCACCCACGGCCGGCGCACATGCTCCAAAACCTCGGAGCACACCACGCCAGAAAACCGGCCGCCCCACTCCTGCGGCAGGGCGTGGATGTCGGCAACCCGATCCACCCCTGCGCCCGCCTGCATGTCAATGCCGGTCCACTCGCCCTGCGCCAAATCGCGGTTTTCACACCACCACGCAGATGCCGCATGCCGACGCGTGCCAATCTCCAGCACGTCGCCGCCCAACAGATGCGCGTGCGATTCAATCCACCCCCTGATGTGGCCTCGGACGCTATCGCTCGGCAAGTGCATCATCCAAACCCACCCGTTCCCAGCATGTGAGTGCAGTTTCGCGCGAGGCGTTCAGCACTCGCACACCCGCTTTTTCCGATTCCATATCTGCTGATACTTCGCGCGTTCCTCAGCCTCGCGCACGCAACGCCTCCTCGATCGTCATACGCGGCCAGTCCAGTGCGGTGGCGCGAGAACAGTTGACGTACTCCACCCCTGCGGCATCAAGCCGCGTGCGCAACTCACCGAAGCGCACCAACCACCTGTCCACGGATGTCTGACGCGCGTTGCCGAGTGGTCTAGGATGGTCCGCATGATGATGCGCCCGCCCGCCCGTATGCTGTAGGTCGTAGCCGAGCATCAAGACGCGCGACGCACCACCGTACTGCGCCAGACTGATCGCGCCGGCGCCAGAGTTGTTGTACGGACGAAACCCGGACACGCCCTTCATCGTAGCCAAACGGTAACGGGCCGGCATCAGGTGCATACCCACACGCGCACCAGAGAACGTGCGTTCGATCTCCGGCAGATAGTGCTGCCAGAACCCGCGATCCATCGCGTACAGCACCGCCGCCCACGGCGCAACGCGGAACGTGCAATTGACTGCAATGACCACATGCCCGGACATCTGCACCGTTGCCACATCGCCTGGCGTGAGCGACGGGCCGCTCGCGAGACATACGACGGTCTGCCCGCGCCACAGGCCCGCGAACTCAGCCGCCGCCCGGATTGACGCCTTCGCCGACGGCAAACGTGATGAACTCACGGCCCGAATCCTGATCGGCCAGCACGCCGACGATCTGATAGACCTTGCTGCCATGCGTGACGCGCCAGCTGGCGTCTACGTCGCTCCGATGTCGAATGACGATCCGCGCCGTCACGCGGGACTGGCGTTCGTCCGCTGCGATGAAGTCACGCACAGAAATCGGCTCGATCGCGGCCCATACGACCGCTTGATCCGCCCACACCGTAGCCAGCGCCCCTGTGGCGGTGTCCTGATCCAGCACGGGCGACTGCAGTGTGACGCGCTTGTTCAGCCGCCCCGCCGCGAGCGTCATACGATCACCGGGTCGCGCAGCGCGTAGAGCATGGCCGTCACTGGGGCGGGCAGATAGCCGGGCTGGAATGCCTCGTCAGCATTTTGGTCACGGTTTCGGTACATCCACGCGGTCAGATACAACGTGGCCATGCGCACCACCGCGGGCACGTCCGCCACGATGCCGTCCGACGATTCGAGCACAGGCTCACCATCCGAGTCATACCCCAGTACAGTTTCAGCCTGCGCGCCCAAATAATTCACGACGGCTGCGCTCGCCGCCTCGATCAGCACAGTGAGCAGATCGTCGTCGTCGTCCCCATCGCGGCGGACGTAATCGCTCGCGGCCTGCAGGCTGACCAACATCACTTGGCATCCCTCCCGTCACGGCCCTTTTTGACTGCGAGTCGCCAGTCAGGCGAGCCGTCGCCGGGCTTGGTGGTCGTTGCACGCAAAGCCACCCAGAGGCTACCGCCGAACGTCACGGCATCGCCGCCGTCGTACTGGTCGCCCTCGCGGAATACGCCGCGGTAGAGCAGCGACGGCGAGCGCAGCGTCTGCTCTACCACCTCGCCATCCGTGTGCGTCAGGCGAATGCCCAGCGTGCGGAGATCGTCCGACGGCACCACTTCTGTCTGCGCCACGCCACGCAGGATCACACGCCAGCCGGCGGCGGAGAGTGATTCGCCGATAGGTCCAGTCCGGCGCGTGGCCTTGATCAAACCGCCGCGATACGCCGCGACTGTGCCGCGAGGGTAGGCCTTCTGCGGGTCGATGGCGTCCAAGATGTCAAGCTCGAGCGCGTCGCGACCGTCGGCGCCATCCTTGCCGTCCTGCCCGTCCTTGCCGTCCTGCCCGTCCTTGCCGTCCTTGCCGTCGCGGCCAACAGGGATAGACGCCACCGCCGCCGTAATGTCAACGATGGCGTCAGCGTGCGTGGCAAGCTTCTGTTCCATCTCCGATAGCAAGGCCTCGACGGCACCCCATCGTCCGGCCTTCTCCATCACGACGCTGAGCGTGCGCTGCTCGACGCCCTGCACGTCAGCCAGCCCGCGCTGGATCTGCTGTTGGATGTCCGCGAGCCGTGCGGCGAGCGCAGCATCGACGGCAGCGCGGATCGCGTCCCCGATGATTTTAACGTCGTGCCGCATTGATGATCCCCATGATAATCGGTACGGTTTCGAGCAGATCTCGATCATCGAACAGCGCCAAATGAGCTGGCACAGGCTCGATTTCTGGATCGCGCGGCTTGCCGCCAATCGGCGCATCGATACCACCTGCCACGGCCCCGCTGCCGACACCTCCATCGCGCCGAGCGACAGGCCTGCCGCGCCTGTGATCGTCACCGCACCGGAGGCGGCTGCGAGCACGTCGGAGAGCGCGACGGAGAGGGCACCACTGATCGGCGACGATCCGACGGCGCCAGAGCCGGACAGCCCGACATCGGCCAGCGCGACCGCCGACGAGCCCGCGACGGCGACCGCGCCAGACGCACTGATGCCGACCGCCGCAAGCGTGCTGCTGGCGGAGCCGGAAACGGTCAGCGCGCCTGATGCAGATACGGATACGGCGGCGAGGGTGACGGCCAGCACCCCGGACGCGCTCCCCACTCCCCCCGCTGCCGGCTCAACGACCAGCCCACCCGGCGCATGGCGCGCAAGGCCGGACTGCGCAACGTACAGCCCGCCCGGTATGTGACGGGCGCGGGCCATCGTTAGCTAATCCTGATCTGCGGGTCGACGTAAACGGTCGCCGACGCCAAGCCCACGCATACCCGCGCCCTTAGCTCGCCAATCTCTGCCGGCGTGATGCTCGACGCCGGCGCGAGCTTACCGCTCCACGCTGTGCCGCTTTCGCCCGTCCACGACCCCGTACCCATGCCGGTAGCCTGCGCGGCAGGCGTGCCGAGTAGCGTCACACGATCATTCACGATCGTGCTGATCGGGTAGCCGCTTGTGCCTTGATAGGAGAACTCGCCCCACACCTCATCATCGTCGAACGCCGTGCTGCTGCCGTCGCGGAGAATCTCAAGCCGTGGCGTGATCGCACTCGTACCGTCGTGGTACGTGCTTACCCAAGGACTGATATACGGATTGTAGAGCGTGGCGCGGGCGGTGGTGTCGATCCGCCACGCGAATTCGGTTGCGCCATCGTAGGTTGGCCCATCGTTGGCGTGAATCGACGTGTATGCAACACATGATCCCAGCGGATCGTAGTGCCCGAAAAAGTAATGCAGATCCCCGGCATTGCAGTTGTACAGGTACAGCTCTGGCGCAAACCCCGTCTGCGACGCGAGCGGGACGAACCCGGAGCCCAGTTTGCAGTTGACCAGTGTCACCGATAGGCTGAGCGCGTTTAGAGCGTCGATGAGATACCCCGACCCCATATCGGAGAAGTCGCACCCTTCGGCATACAGAGCGCCGCCAACGCCCGACAAATCGAGCAGGGCAGTAATCGCCACCGACTCCGCCGCCAGCGAGCACCCGAACATTTTGACGATGCCGCCGACTTCAATGCGCCCATCAACATCATCGAACCGGAACGTGCAATTTCTCGCAATCGTGGTCGTCGCCGGAGTATTCGACCCCGCCCCGAGCCTAATCACCGAAGATGCATACGATCCGCCCAGCCAGAAGTAACACGCCTCGACGGCCATATGGCTGTCCGCGCCGTAGTTAACTTCAATGTTGTCACCCCCCGTTTCGCGTAGCGTCAGCCCCCGCAAGAAATGCGTGGCGTTCCCCGCCCCAGTGAACCGCACCCACCGGTTCGACGACGAATGCCCAATCCATGCGCTTGTCCCCATTTCCGCCAGCGCATCCGTGCTGAAGTCGATCGCGATGATCGCGCACGAGTAGTTAAGGATGTACGACGTATCCGATGCAAGCGCGTTATCCCCGGTGTGCGTGTGATCGACAAGGATCA